TTGAAAAAGATAATACTGCTACTACTACAGAAGATGTAGCAACTATGGCAGATGATACTTTTATCACAACAACATGGTTTATTGATCCAGATGCTTCAAAAGTATTTTATTCAATTAATAATGCTGCTCCAGTTGGTGTTGCAATCACAAACTTACCAGATGATGAGGAACTAACCGTATCATTTGGTATTCAAAATGGTGAGGCTTCAGCACAAACTATGACTATTGACTACGTTGTAGCAGCAGTAGAAAGATAGGAGTAAACAATGGCAGATACAGTAACTTCACAAACTATTCAAGATGGTGAAAGAGTTGCTATCTTAAAGTTTACTAATGAGTCTGACGGTACAGGCGAGTCATCTGTTAAAAAAGTTGATGTTTCAGCTTTGACCACTAACAGCAAAGGCGAAACTTGTACTGGCGTTTCTATAGCACGTATTTATTGGGCAACTAGAGGTATGGGCGTAGATATTGAGTTTGACGCTTCAACTAACGTATTAGCAATACCGTTACCAGCAGATAGCACAGGTGATGAGTATTATGACGATAGATTTAGCGGCATACCTAATAACGCAGGTTCAGGCGTAACTGGTGATATAGACTTTACAACAGTCGGCCACTCAAGTGGTGATGCTTATTCAATTATTCTTGTTTTAAATAAGAATTATTAATGAATGGCAGAGTACAAAGGCAAAACCGTAACTCTAAATAGACCAAGGGCTATCCGCAAAGGTAGCCCTGGTTATGGCAAAAAACGAAAAGAAGTCTTTGTAAAAAACCCCGCAACAGGAAAAGTTAAACGTATTGCTTTTGGTGATGCTAAATTAGGTATGCACAAAAACGATCCAAAACGTAAAAGATCATATTGTAAAAGAAGTGAAAAGCTTGGTAATGACCGTATGAAGGCTAATTATTGGGCTAGAAGAGATTGGGATTGTTAAATGGCAAAAAGACGCGACCCTAAAATTGGAACAGGTAAAAAACCAAAAGGTAGCGGTAGAAGGCTGTATACAGATGAAAATCCTAAAGATACTGTATCAATAAAGTATAAAACAATACAAGACGCTAAAGATACAGTAAAAAAGGTAATAAGAACAAAAAAACCATTTGCTAGATTAATCCAAATATTAACAGTTGGTGAGCAACGATCCAAATATGGCGGCAAGCCACGACAAGCTGAAATATTTAGACGTGGCAAAGATACCATAAGAAGAAAACACGGTAGAATAAAATAATGTATCCTGTTTATAACAAATTTTATTACAAACCCCTACCAGATTGTATTGAAGTTAAAAAAAGTCCTATAGAAGGATTTGGTTTGTTTGCTGTAGATAATATTAATGAAGAATTTGATTTAGGTATGTCACATATAAAAGTGCCGATTATTCAAGGATATGTTAGAACCTCTATAGGAGGCTTTTTAAATCACTCAGAAGATTCTAATTGTTACCTTAGCGAAGAGCTAGACTGGGACGATTATAGAGTTTATAACGTAATAACATCAAAAAAAATTAGTGTTGGCGAGGAGCTTACGCTAAACTATCACTTAGACGGTTTAAATTATGGCTAAAGAAAAATTAAAAAAAGTTATTAAGGGTTTGCAAAAGGCAAGTAAAACACATGCAAAACAAGCTAAAACCTTACAGTCATTAAAAATGAAAAAAGGTGGTGCAGCTAAAAGCAAAGGTAAAATATGTCCAGAGGGTAAAGCTTGGGCAAAAAGAACTTTTGATGTTTATCCTTCTGCGTACGCAAATTTAGCTGCTTCTAAATACTGTAAAGATCCTAATTATGCAAAAAAAGCAAAAGGCGGTAAAAGAAAAGGTAAAAGATTTGGTGGCCCAATAAGAGGACAAGGTATTGTTATGTCGGATAGGCTAAGATGAGTAAAGGTCAATTACAAAGCTGGTTAGATCAAGACTGGGTAAGATTGGGAGCAGATGGCTCTATCAAAGGCTCATGTGGTGGTAGAAAAGAAGCTGAGGGTAAGCCAAAATGTATTCCTAGAAGTAAAGCAAATAGTTTAAGTAAGTCACAAAGAGCTAAGTTAGTTGCAAGAAAAAGAAAAAAAGATCCAAACCCAAATAGAAAAGGTAAACCTATTATGGTTTCTAATAAATTAAAATCAGGAGGCAAAGTGAAAAAATTAAAACCTATACCGCCAGGCAATAAAGGTTTGCCAAAATTACCAAAGGAAGTTCGTAATAAGATGGGCTATTTTGTAGAAGGCGGAAGAGCTGAAAAAAAGAAAGGTGGCAAGATAGCTAGAGGTTGTGGTAAAGTTATGTCTAATAGGCGTAAATATACAACCATGAGTTAGGAGATAAATATGCCAAAGAAAAAATCAACAGTTGATCCAAAATTGCAAGCAAGATTGGATGCTAAAGTAAGACCAGATGAGCCAGTTAAGGAAGATCGTATTTATTACAATATGAAACCTAAAAAAAAGGCACCTGCTAAAAAAACCACAAAAAAATCTACTAAGAAGTAAGGAGAACTATTATGCCAGGTCATTATAAAAAGTCTAAAAACGGCAGTATGATGAAAAAATCAAAAGGTGGCATGATGATGAAAAAATCCAAAGGCGGTTCACTCATGAAAAAGTCTAAAGGTGGTTCATTAATGAAGAAGTCAAAAGGCGGAAGCATGATGAAAAAATCTAAAGGCGGGTCTTTAATGAAAAAATCTAAAGGCGGTAAAATGATGAAAAAGTCAAAGGGTGGATCAGTCATGATGGCAGGCAACGCTAATAGAAGAAGAAATCGTTTGAGATAGTGCCTTATTTGATTAGTAATATCCCACACTTCAAGTGTTGGGTTAGGAGAGAGTTTACACATAATCATGAGCAATATCAGGGCGAATATTTGCACGCTTTAGCTATTGCAGTAAATACCATTCCAGATAGATCGTTAAGTTTCCAAGTTGTATTTACTGGAGAAGAGTCTAACTGTGATGATTGGGACGAGGGTAACATACACGGTGGTGCTATGTGGGCTAGGATGCCTATACAAGCTCTTGTAGCTGATATACCTATGGAAGATTACCCTAAGCCTATGGAAGATCATTTAGCACAACCTTGGGATTGTGAAGCAAGAGATCATAGTGTTGTTACTATGGATAGAGTTAGTTCTTCTCCTTGGATTGCTAAAATAGATGGGGGTTTTTATCAAGCAAAGTATCTTTTTACAGTTGATTACACAAATACAGATATTGCAGATGATCCTGCACAACATAAACAAAGTCATGTATTATATATAACTGAAGACTGTGAGTGGAAAGGTAACTTTGTTGCTTTACCAAACAATAGAGTCAGGGCGACAAGTCCAGCTTTATGGGTTACAGGTGAAGGACCACCTCAGTTTAAACCTTCGCAGTGGTTACACTCAGCAGAGGGACATGAAAGTTATCTTGATCCGTCAATAACTTTTGATAATTTATATGAGGATTAATTATGGCACTATCAGGTAGCACAAATTTTGAGCCTAACGTAGCAGAGTTTGTTGAGGAGGCCTTTGAAAGATGTGGTTTAGAGCTTAGAACAGGCTACGACCTTAAAACAGCACGTAGATCAATAAATTTAATGTTAGCTGAATGGGCTAATAGAGGTTTGAACCAGTGGACTATAGAACAAGCTACACAAACGGTTACAGAGGGCACGACTGATTATTCATTAAATTCAAATATAATAGATATATTAGATGTTGTTTTGAGGAGAACTGTAAATCAAACACAAACAGATATTAGTATGAATAGAGTTAGCAGGTCTGAATATATTAATATCCCTAATAAAACAACAAAAGCTAGGCCATCACAATTCTTTTTAGATAAATTATCAACACCAACTTTAAAAATATGGCCTGCACCAGAAAACTCTACAGACATACTTGTATTTAACAAGATAGTTAGGATGGATGATGCGGATAAGGGCACGAATACTATGGACATGCCTTTCAGATTTTTTCCCTGTTTTGCAGCAGGATTAGCTTATTACATATCATTAAAGAGGGCACCAGAAAGAACAGCACAACTAAAAGCTTTGTATGAAGAAGAATTTAGAAGAGCGGCAGATCAAGACGAAGATAGAGCATCTTTTAATATTAGACCAAGTATTAGG